GTAGTGTTGAACCCAGTTACAGACAGCATCATAGCGTCATACATTCTAGGGTCAATATTTGGCTCTATATTAAGTCCTGTGCTTGCGTCCCCTCCTAGCCCTTGATACTGATCTAGTAATTTATTAGAATAGGTATATCCCGTATGCAACAAAGTAGAGTTACCATACTCATTAGGGTTGTTATGGTACTTATTAAAGTCTATAGCCCGTTCTATATTGAAAATGTTATCGTTAGTAGATCCAAGCACATCAGCGTCAGTGCCAGAGAGCTTACAACGGTTAAATTTATTCCCTTTGTAAGCTAACGTAGCATTTTCTCTGTTTAGCCATATATTACCATACGCATAATAAACGTCCATATCATTCAATACAGTAGGCTCTTCAACTTGTGGGTAGCTCAGCGAGAAAAATTTATTATTTAACGCATTTATTTTTATCCTAGCAGGATAAGTTTGGGTGTCAGGCACTGCCCCTATCCCTATTTTCAAATCGCCATCAATTTTAAGAGCTATATTACCTGCATCATCTTGCACGTTAATTAGATCTTGACCAGGTACAGTACCTTTAACAAAAAGTTTCGTTCCATTAGGGTCGTTTGCTCCTAGGGCTACATCTCCGCTCTCCTCTACGACGAATGTTTCATCATCTAAGAAATTTAGAATGCTAAATACTTTATCAGTAGACACATTTACAGGAGCTTCAATCCTTACTTTTGAGTCGAAAACTTCCGTTTGCGAAAATGATAGGAACCCTAAAAGAAGTAAGGGGATCAATGAAAGCTTTTTCATATTTATATTTTTAGTTTTGGTCGAAATATTTAGGGTTCGAATAGCTAGCTAGATCTAGAATGTTTCCAGTCACATAAGTTCCTCTTGTCATGAATAACCCTCCGTTCAATTGGCCCATAACACTGTCCCCAGCTTCTACTGCAGAGTTGTTGGTGTTTCCTGAAGCTTTATATGTTATCAGAGATCCGAAAGGTATGATATAGTCATCGGCAGATTCTAGTGAATCCCAGTCTGGGGTTGCTCCTGGCTCTCCGTTGTACCCTGTTCTATTTACCCATGTTCTGTCTTGGTAGATCGCTGATTCGCCAACTCTAGGCCTCAAGTTTGCGGACCAGTCTATATCTAGAGTAGTTTTAATTTTTAACATCTTGCCCAGTATTTTGTTGGCTTAAATCTTCTTTTGATACACTTTTACTTTCCTGTGTATATTTTTTGTAGTTTTCGCTCCAGTCTCCTGACCCCAAATACTCAACTGCTTGTTCTCTGCTTATTAGAGGAGTAATGTCGTCGCCGAGCATCGATCTTACAGCTTTAGCTTCTTTGAGAGGGTCAATGTGCGGCATTTTCCTACCTAAAAATCTAGCATTGTAATATGCTTCTAAAGCCATTTTGCTTTCTAGTCCTCTAGCTTTCAGAAAGCCATTTGATTTTATGTTTCCTTTATATACATTGTAGTCGAGCCAAACCCTGTAGAAAGGTCTGTAAAAATCTCTAGCGAATTTTTTTCTGTATATACCAACAATGTAGTCCCATCCGTTTATGGCTGCCCTAGAGCTGCTGTAGTTCTGTTCGTATTTTTGCAGTGCTACCTCTTCGGGTATGTCTACTGAGGCGCAAAGTACAACGAAAACCGATCTGAAGAACTCATTGAAATTAGTCTCAGATGGAGCAGACAAGGAATTGATCTTCGATCCGTTAGGTAGATTTAAAACAGTTCCGCTTGTACTCTGACGCAGTGAATCCGCTGTTCTGCCTGTTTTCTCAAAAGTTGTTCTGCAATCGTCTTCTGCTTTTTTCCTACTGCTAAGGTTTGTCACCAGTGGGTTTTCTCCAGTACTGTTCTCATCATGCTCAAAAGCGTAAACTATATTGGCTGTCTGCTCTGCTTTACTGACTGAGGCTTCTACGTACCTGTCTAGTTTGCTAACCTTCTCAAGTATAGAGGAAATTCTAGGAATCCCCCTGTGGTGATCTATTCTAGCTTTATCTCCGTAGACCATGCGGGCTACCACATTCCCGTTATCGTTTTTAGCAAGTATTCGTTGATGTTTAACCTCTCCATCGATCTTAGTTTCAACACAAACCCAGAAAGCCACATGCTCTCCTCTACCGTTCATCTCTATACCGTGTTTGATAGTGTTCCCTTGAGCTTTACCTTTGTCATCGAATGGTGTTTCCACTTGCTGCCCATCTATTACCTGAATGTTAGGCCCTTCTTTTTCTACTCTTATTACAGTTAAACAGTCACCGCCCAGGAATGCCGCTTTGAACGCTTCTGCAGCTTTGTCGTGTATGCAGTCTTTCTTAGTGTAGTCACTATACTCAGATTCCGAATATAAGCTATACAATGATTCTACTTCTTCTTTGAATTTCTCTAGGTCTTCATTAATCCCGAAAATAGAAAGAACCTTTCCTTTTGGTTCAGCTTGAAGCTTTAAACCTGAGCCGACTACAAATTTGAAAAATTTACCCGTTATAACCTTTATGATGTCTGTTTTCAGATCTAGATCAAAAGCTCTAAGCCTTAATCCTAAATGATCAGGAACGCTTGACACTATGTCCCCTAATTCCCCTTGTGTTTTTTCACCGTCAAAAACATCGTAAACTATCCCTTTAGTTCTACTTATATCTTCTAGAGCATGGCCGTATGACGAATCTGCTAATTTTTCATCTGAGGTATTTTTTCTAAATAGCTGTTTTAAGAATTTCATGGTACTATCAATAGTTTAGTCTGCCTCTTAGAACAACAGCTCTTCCGTTTCTTTGGTTCATGAACATCTGCAGGATCTTCTCTAGCTCTGCGATGCCTTTAGCGACCTCGGCCAAGCTTCTATATTGGGTGCTGACTTTCATTTGACCATCATCCATCATATAAGATGCTGTACCTGCATTTTCCACCCAGTCTGGAGATGTGCCTGCGGCTATGTCTACTGTGTCCAGCAACATTTTATCTATTAGCAACTCTATGGCTACTATCCTCCCATCAAGTGTTTGTTTGGAACGAATGTATTCTTTAGGAGTACATTCTATGTAAGTAAGTCCGCTCATTGTGTAAAAATACTAAAAATAATGACACGGTCAAAAGGTCACTTTTGTAGAAATGAAACTAGAGATGACCAGTCTAGGTGTTTCAATTTTGTCGGGTCAGTTTTCTTTATGAGATCCAAAAAAATGTACCTTGCTGATATGTTGTATACGAAAACATCCCAGAAATGGTTTTCGACGAGTGAATTTTTCTTCCCCCACTTGAACCCTATAGAAACTCCATCTTTGACAACTTCTTTCCTTGATTCGGATTCGTAGTGCTTGAAGTACCCTCTGACAGAATATTTGTTGTCTCTAGGCTGTGGATAGTTCATGAACCCTCCTTCTTGCGTTTGGTCGTCTGACACTCTTAGGTTCATGTTATCTGAAACCATATCTTTCAACTGTTCTGTGTCTAGCAAATATAGATTCGGAATATTAGGCGACTTCTTTACGATAGACGAATCCTTGTTTATATTTCTGTAGTTCAGCTCCTCTAAGCCTTTTATGGCGAAAACCCAATTGTCTCCAGTATGGCATGTTCTCACAAACTCATACGCGTGTTTCGTAAAGAACCCCGTATCTATTAAACTTAATTTTATATTGTATGTGTCTCCACTTTCGCTTGGGTAATCTCTTTGGATTATTTCTTTCAACAGAGGCCAAACACTATTGCGCATCCCATGCATGTAGGTGTATTTCTTCCTGAACTCGTCATTTTCCCTATCTTTTCTAGTCAATGTGTTGGATCTTTTAAAAGTTCCAAGACTGCCTTGGTCTATTGAATAAGTGGCTGAAGTAGATGAATGGGCGATGATCTCCCAATCTATTCTTACATCCTCCCTATCAGCGTTCATGACCCCACCTAGATCAGCAGCCAATGTCAATAGAACAATCTCTCCGTTGCCGTCTTCTTGGCAAGTTTGATCAGGGATGACACCTATTGGGTACTCCCTTATATTTTCTAGAATCTTCATCATTCTAGGTGTTTCTCCTCTTTCTTCGAAAGGTAGACCTAAGCGAATATTGTAGAAAACTTTCAATAGAGGGACGTTCGTTTTACCCCCCTTTGGGTTAGCTTTAAGCCATTCTAGAACTAGGGTAACCCAATCAACGAATCCTGGAGGTATGATGATGGAATTCATGTAATAGCTTCGGCTGTATCTGCTTTCAGGCTCAGCTGTAGGAATCCATTTCCCTTTCTGGTTCAGATCATGCTTTTCTCTATTGTCTATGAGATACCCACAACACTGGCACTTAAATTTCACTGAACTTTCAATGAGCTTGTCTTTTTCATCCAAGTCCCATACGATACCAGCATACCCTCCTCCTTCTAGTTTTGTTTGCCAGTCTGTAGGTATGAACTCGTTGCACTTAGGGCAAGGCCAATGCCATTTACGCTGATCACCTTCTAAATAAGCTTCATATATGTTAGAGGTCTGCGTTGTCGTGGCAGTACTTACGTAAAATGTTTTTGATAAATTACCATACGATGTTTGCCTACCTTCTACTAGTTTTCTTATAGACCCTTCTTTTTTGTCTTCTCTGGGAGCATTGTCATAATCATCCATGAACACTGTTTTCACAGAAAAGAATCTAAATTTCCCCGCATTGTTGGTACCTTCAATAATAGCTGACCCTCCTGAGAATTCTTTACTGTGAGAAGTGTCTCCTGATCTCTGCCCTTTGCTTCTAACTATGTTCGATCTGATTAGATGTTTCAAGCCGCTAGCTTGCATGATATTGTCGAATCTTGTATCAATAGTAAGTTTCGCGATCTCTTTATCTGAAGCCGTGAACAGGAAATTGTCAGGATGCTCCGCTATGATCCACGCCATACCAGGAACTATTACGCCCTGTGTTATGCCCGACTGCGCACCTTTCATAACAGCTATGACCTTAGAGGGATCAGAAGGATGCAAACAGTCTATGATCTCTCTAGCGTAAGGAGATAAATTGTAGGAAAATTTCCCGCTGAATCTGGAAACTTCATTGGGCAGAATTATGTTTTTTTCAACCCATTCTGAAGGTATGTCCTTGATCGTTTTATACCTATATAGCAACTCGTGACGGTCACGAAGTGTTTCTTCCCAAATGTCTATTGTATCCATTCTTTTCTATTTACGCTCCCCTCTATTTCTTGTTTCTCTATATTCTTCAATAGCATTTTGAATGCTTGCCTCGGCAACTTCTGAGGCTCTGCTAACAGAACTATCAAGCTTCTCAGAAAGAGCTTTTGAAACTTCAGCTAGTTTGCTTCTGTTTCCGTTAGCCATTATATCACAATATATAGACGCTAAATTCTCAACATCGTTTTGGAAAGTTGCAAAAATATCCCTGTTGTGTATCTGCACTATATTCAGAGCTAAATCTACAGGTAGCAGCTTACCAGCCATTTTCTCAAGAGCTAGTTTCTCTTTTTCAGCTTTAGCCTCCTGCAACAGTGTGTCTGCTTTCTTTTTCCTGAAGCTCCATCCCTCTCCATTTGAAGAATCTTCATCTTCATCCGTACCATTTTCAGCACCCATGCTATCGCTATTAACAGGAGCTACATACACAGGTACTGTAGGAGGTCGCTTTTTCCCTGTAGTCTTAGTTGTCTTCTTCGGAACTTTTAGAAGTTTAGTCTCAGCCTGCTGCTTTTTATGAAAGCGCTCATTGTAAATGTTGAAGAACCTTTTGTTTTTAGTGACCGAAACATTTATAAATCTGCCATCTTCGTCTACCTCTTCTATTAATTTTTTTCTCTGTATGTTCATGTGGACAACTGCAGCGGTCGTATGGCACAAGGCAGCGAATTCAGATCTCGAATATCTATTCATGTTAATTTTTTAACAAAAGTTCATTTAAAGTGATGGTTACCAATCAAATGTTGTCCAATAAGGGTTAACATATGAACTGCTAATATAACAAATTCCAGCTACATCATTAACACTCCGTCAAATCTGTGTTGAGTGTCTGAAAAACGCGGGCTACAATATAT